TCCAGTTCGAGCCCGCCCGGTACCCGGTGATGTGGATCGGGTAGATGTCACCGGGCGGCGGCAGCAGGTGCAGCGCCCGGTTGAGCCGCGACCAGCTCGCCGGGTTGCCGACGCCGCCACGGCCGGGCGGGAAGGCGAGCACCGCTTCGCGTTCGTTCATCCGATCGAGGAGTCGCCCGTCGGGGGTGATCATCATCTCGATGTGGCGGCAGTCGACCGGCATCTGGGCGGTGCCGTCGGCGGCGAAGTTGACGTCCCACTCGAAGGCGAAGAACGGCCAGCGCTGTTCGAGTTCGAGCACCCGGTCGTAGCCCTCCTGGATGAAGGCGTCGAGGAGGGCGTCGGGAAGGTCGGTGTCGTCGAGGTCGAGCTGGGCTCGAACCAGGTCCCGCATCTGTTGCAGGTTCACCAGTCCTCCGGTCGGTAGGTGCCCCGCTTGATCGCTTCGAGGTGGCCGGGGCAGTACTCCTCACCGGAGCCGCGCCACCCTTCACAGGTGTCGCCGTTGGCCCGGCACTTCTTGCGGCGCGGGTTCTGGTACGCCACCCCGCCTGGCGGGGCCTGACTGGTGGCTGCACCGTCGATGCCGGTGGCGAAGACAGCGCCGGTGTCGCCCTTCGGTTCGCCCCACATGGCGTGGGCGGGCACGGCACCGGCGGGGACTTGTGACTCGGCCATCACCGATGTGTCGTTCTGTCCCCCCGGGCCGCGACTGCGACCGGCGTGGAAAGGAACCGGAAACGGCCCGGGGGAACGACTGGGCTACGGGTTGTTGATGACCGCGGTCGACTTGAAGTGACGGGCGCGGTTGCGGATCGTCAGGTTGCCGTAGCTGGTGATGATCGAGTACCGAGCATCGAGCGTGGTGGCGTTGCCACCGGCCGCCGCCGACAGGCCGTCGGAGAACGGGCTCTGCTTGAACCAGCGGTCGGTGTGACCGACGATTTCGATGTACTTGCTGTTGAGGCCGTACACGATCCCGGCCGGGCAGTCCCGGTCCCAGTACATCGGGCACTGCTTCAACAGCAGGTTCGAGAACCCGGCGTTGGCCGACTTGGTGTCCTGGTAGCGGACGTTCGGCGTCAGCCCGGCCTCGTAGGCCTCGTAGCTGTTCTGGGCGGCGAAGATGCCGTCGACCATGTCGTTGCCGTCAGACACGGTGTTGAACTGCGAGCCGAGGTAGGCCGACAGTCCGGCCGCCTTGACCGTGGACGGCATCGCCGCCACGAGGCTCTTCCACCACGTGTTGCCCGCACCGCCCGGGTCGATGCCACCGACGACGGTGGTGGCCGAGATGAGGTTGGCGAGGCCGTTCCAGTCCTTGCCCGAGTTGCCCGTGCCGTCGGCGTAGAGCATCCGGTTGAGGTTGGCCTTCATCGTCTCTTCGGCCTGCATGACCTTGGCGTCGAGGAGGTTGATGACGGCCTCCTCGCCGCTGTTCTGGGCCTCTTCGAGGCCGGAGATGGCGATCGTGGCGAACAGCTGCTTCCAGTCGTACTGGGCTGCCGTCATGCCTTCCTGGGGCACGATCTGGATCGCATCCCATTCGCCGTACGAGCCGGTCTGGCCCTCGGCGTAGATCAGGGGCTCGACGATGGTGACGCCACCGGAGAGCTTGCGGACACGGTTCTTCTCGGTCAGCCACCAGAGCAGCACCCTGCTCTTGAAGACGTTGTCGGTCAGCGTCTTGCGGTAGTTGTCGAGGGTCGTCGACAGGAGACTGTCGAACTTGGCGTTGCCAGCCATTGAGGGTTACTCCTACGTGAGGCCGAGCTTCGCCTTGGCCTGTGCGTAGGCGTCGGCGATGCTCATTGCGGAACCGGACTCGGTCGGCTCCACGACGTTGGTGACGCCCCCGCCCATCTGTGGGGTCAGCCCCGCCTTGGCTTGGGTGCGGCGCTGCTCGTCGGCCTGGCGTCGGCGGTCTGCCTCGGCTTGGGCCTGTTGCTGCGCCCAGAACCGGTCGAACATCAACTCCTTGTGGATGTTCGCCAGGTCCATTCGCCCGGTCTGCATGGCGTGGCTGACGACCGCATTGGCATCGAAGTCGTCACCGAACTGGTTGTGGAGCACCGACAGCGCCACCTGCAAGTCCTGGTCGGCCTTCCACTGCTCGAACCCGTTGAGGCGTTGCTCGTACTCGCGCAGCTTGACCTCGGTCGGGTCGTCCAACCACGACATGTCGTCGTCGTCGTTCGGCGCGGCCTGGGCCTGCTCGGCGAGTCCGTACTGCTCTTGGAGAAGCCGCAGCGTTGCTTGCGGGTTGTTCTCCAACGCCCTCTGCAGGGTCTGGGCGTACTGCAGCTCACGCTGCTGTTCGGCCAGGGCCTGCGTCTTCTGGGTGTAGTCGGCCTGGCGGGAGTAGCCCGCCAACAGCTCGGACAGTGGTACTTCCAGTTCCTCGCCATCGGCCCGGACCCGCACATGGTGCGAGGCGTACTGGTCGGTGTCGAGGTATTCAGCTGGTGGTGCTGACGGGGCCTCGGTCGCCGCGCTTTCCCCGCCCTCGGCGGGAGCGCTTCCCTCGGCAAGTTCACCGCCGGTGTCGGCGGTGTAGTCGTCTGACATGGTGAATCCCTCGTGATGTGGGTTGTTCACCAGTGCTCGAAAGTTGTCCCCTCCTGATTCTGAGAATCACTGCTGGGGCATCGGTGGCGGCGGGGGACCGCCCTGGGCGGCGCCCTGCTGCTCGGCTTGCACCTGGTGGGCCTGCACCACCTGCTGGGCGACCTCGGGCGGCAACTTGCCTGCCTCGACGAGTTGCTTGAGCACGTCGGGCGGCAGCTGCATCAGCTGGTCCATCACCTCGGGCGGGACCTGCTGCCCTGGCGGGGCAGCCGCAGCGCCGGGAGGCGCCGCGGGGCCACCACCGCCACCCGGGGGCGGGCCGGGTGGCGGCCCGCCGCCCCCACCCGGCGGGGGTCCACCGGGTGGGAGCTGTGCCTGACCACCGGGCGCGGGCTGGCCCGGCTGGCCTGGCGGCGGTCCTTGGCCGGGCGGCTGCGGCGCGCCCGGCATCTGCGACATGACCGGGTTGACCATGAAGCTCGACGGGTCCTTCACGCCGAAACCGAACTGCAGCACGTAGCGGCACACGGCGGCGGGGTCGACCACACCCGCTTGCACGAACGGGGCCATCGCGTCGACCATCTGCATCGCCGCTTGGCGACGGAACGTCTCGTTCTGCGGCTGGGTCGATCCGGCCTCGACCTCGTAGTCGAACTGGCCCTGGATGTAGTCGACGTCGTAGGTCAGCCACAGCGGGGCGCCGTCCTGGCCGACGACCCGCACGACCTGCTCGCCGGTCATGAACTGCTGCATCAGCTGGATCAGCCGTTCACCGAGCCGGGCGAGGAACAGCTCGACCTTGGCGAGCTTGTCGGCCGAGCGGGACTGCTGGGCGTCCTGCAGCATGGCGGCCTCGGTGGCGGTACGGCGTGTCTCGGGCATCTGCCCACGCATGTAGTCGCTCACACCCGACACCTTGTCGATGTCGTCCTCGATGACCTGGGACATCTGGTAGAAGTCGGGGGCGATGCCGATCGACGGCATCGGGATGATGACCCGGTTGATGTCCTCCCCGGCGTTGACGGGGACCATCGTGTTGTCCTCGTCGGATTCGAGGGCGTCGATGCCGGTCTGGTCGAACGCCGACTCCAAGTAGATGTACTTGCGGGCGTTGCGCTTGCGGTGGTTGATCTGCTGCGACCGTGTCTCGTTCAGCTCAAGCTGCAGCGTCTCGATCGACTCCAACTCGCCCATCGGGTAGAAGACGTCGGGGATGTTGTAGTTCTCCAACATGAGGAACGGCTGGCCGAAGCTGTAGGGCCACTCCTCGGGCGGGATCAGGAAGCCCTCCATCGAGTTGAGGGCGAACACCGAGTACTGCTCCTTGCGGATGTCCCAGAACTCGATGATGTCGACGAACCCCTGCTCCTTGGCCTGCAGGCGGGAGTCGGGCGGCGGGTCCTGGTCTTCGTCGTCCTCGAAGGCGGTGGTGTTGTCGGGCTGGACGTTCTTGCGGATGGCGGCGTTCTTGTAGCGCTGGTCGACGCGGACGTCGGCGACCCGGCGACGGATGCGCTGGGCGATCCATGCCGCGGTGTCGAGGCTGCGGCAGTCGGGGTCGACGTACATGTCGAACACCGACACCCGCTCGGCGAACGGGCGGTCCTCGACGACGTTGTGCAGCTCTGTCTCGACGTTGCCGGGCACCGGGTCGCGGTCGTCGACCCCTTCGTCTTCGTCGGTGGCGTAGGCCTCGCCGTCGCTGTCGGACTTCTTGGCTTCCGGCTTGTGGGTGAACTTGTAGCCGACCTTCATCCAGCCGTGGCCGAACGTCAGCCAGTCATCGACGGCGAGGCGGAACTGGTCCTGGTAGCGGTAGCTGCGCCAGATGTAGTTGAGGACTTCCTCGGTGATGATGGCCTGCGGGGCGTTCGTCGGGACCCGGGCGCTGACGGTGAACTTCGGGTTGTTGACGGCGACGGAGGGGGCGATGACGTTCTTGGTGGCGAAGGCCATGTTGACGATGAGGCGGTCCCCGGCGCTGGCCGTCTCGGCCTGGTGGCCGCGGTAGAGGTCGCGCATCCGGCGCCACAGGTCGTCGTACTCGGCGGTGTCACGCCACTTCTTGGCCCGCTTGACCCGGGCGGCGTAGGACTGCACGAGGTCGGCGTGGCGGGGCGGCGCCATCAGGAGCCGACCTTCGACACGTCATCGGATCGGATGTCTCCGACGTGTTCGGCGAGGTACTCCCGCTCGGTGGTGTGGAAGCCGTCCCTGCCATAGAAGGCCCCACCAGCGAAGGTGAAGCCGATGCCTCGAACATGACACCGGAAGCATTCGCCATCGGTCCGGATCGGGGCGATCGTGGTGCCACATGAAACGCACGCCTGCATGTCAGGCGGTCGATCTGTCCCCTCGCCGATCGGACCGCAGCTGATGCACGCCGATCGTCACCCGTTGCTTGCCCTTCTCCTTCGGGTACAACCGTTTCTCGAGCCACCCCATCGTGCCGGGGCCGGGTTCGACGGTCGGGCGGTACTGGGCCAGCCAGGCGTACTTGAGCATCTGGGTGGCGATGGCGAACGCCATCACCCGGTCGTCGAACGGCGAGCCGTGCATCTTGCCGTTGCCTTCCCGCACGAACGTCTTCAACTCGGCGATCGTCTCCGGGTCGGGCACCGTGATGCCGCCGTCACGAATCTCCTTGTTCAGCTCGTCGATGGCGAGCGCCTTCGAGCTGATGGTGGTGCGCCAACCCAGCAGCTCGGTCTTCGGGTCGAACCGCTGCAGGTGGCGGTGCTGGCGGAAGATGTTGCGGTACCCGGCCCGCTGCAGCGCCTTGAGCGTGGTGAGCCCGTGGTTGTTGGACTCGACCCCGATCAGCGCCGTGTTGTACCACTCGCCCAGCTCGGCGAGGATGTCGGTGCCGAGCAGGTCGGAATCGACCCGGGCGTGGTACAGCGCCACCGTCTCACGGGTGCTGGCGCTGAGCACGAAGGCGCAGCTGTAGTC